TCGATGTTTGGGGAGGCGGCACCGACAGCCGAAGTGGGAGCGACTGCCGGTGCCTTTGACATAGGCTGCGAACGGGAGGAAGACGCGCCATTGCCACTTGCCAAGTTACCATCATCATCATCCGCATTCAATCCGAACATCGTCATTAAACTGGCGCGGCGCAAATACGTCACGCAACTGATGTATGACTGCGGTGTGTTTTTTTCTGGCCTGATCGGTATTGCACTGTCGAACTTTTCGCCGGTTTCGATGTGCGACACAGTTGTGACCAAACAATCGTCACTGAAATACTGCTTAAACGCCAAACCATAGTCAGATATTTTATTAAGCGCAGATAGCACATCACCAAGCGTGCTGTATTGGCTTTTGAACATCGGGTTCTTGCCAGATTTGCCAAGCGTTGCCGCGTTGCGGAAATCGCTCAATGCCTTGTCGAGTTTTACAGCTTCCATAATTTTTTCGCCTTTTCCAAATATTCGGTTTCGATTTTCCACTGATACATATGCGACCAGTCTGGATCAGTGAAGCTGGCCAGCACTTTCGGATCGGTGCTGACCCGCAATAGGTTCTGCCGGATCAATGCCTTTTGCCGCATATCTTCGACAGCATACGCCAGCGCGTCAGCTTTCAATTCGTCGCAGTTGAATGGCGTGAACATCACCGCGTCGTGATCGGTCACATAGCAGATCGATGGTGTCACTTGCAGCGCGTAATTGTAAATCGCTGCTTGTGCGACGTGCGCTTTTTCCGGTGCTTTTGGCAGTGTGGCTTTTGCCCATCCCTGCGTGCCATCTTTCAGCAACTTTGTTTTGCGCGGTGCTTTGGTTTTTATTTCACAGAACATCGTATCCGGCACCAATAGATCAACAAAGCCGATCAGCGGCACGTTGACACCATCCAGCCACGTTTCAATTCGCTCTTCATCGACCGCGCCTGTAAAGCCGTATTCGGTCAATATGTCGATGCCGTTGCGGATCATATCCGGTATGCAGTCACGATATTTTTCGCGCTTTGCGGCATCCTGATTAGCATCGTGGAAATCAAACGCAATCTGCGCGGCCAAGATCTGATCAGTGATGTCTTGACCGTGGCAGACGATTGACTGCAAGCCGTTATGCACTGCTGTGCCGACTGCGGCGTTTTCCCCGACAGTGATGTTTTTACGATCATCACGCAGATACAGATATGCGTAAATCCAATATGCTGGCGTGCGATTTAGCTGGCTGACAGATAAGTGTGTCAGGTGAGCGTCGCGCCACTCTTTTCCGATTTCCCGTTTCATTCCGCAACCGTATTCCACGCAGTCACATTTTGCAACACTTAAATTTCCGCTTTACAGATTAATTGCATTTCGGCAATGATGTGCGAAACCACTTAAACGGGGGCAGCGATGTCTGGATTGAAAAGCCGCAATAAAGGCAAGGGCTATGAATATGAAATTGCAAAGGAATTATACGATCAGCTTGGTATCACGTTCGTGCGTGAACTGGATCAGACGCGGGAGAAACACCTTGGCGATCTGGTCACTAATGATTGCGATTTTCCTTTTGTTCTGGAATGCAAAAGGCGAAAATCGGGGGTGGATAGTGCGTGGTGGGATCAAGTATGCGCGGCGGCTGAATATGCTGGCGGCGATAAAATGCCTTGTTTGTTTTACCGGCTGGATCGACAAAAAACGCGGGTGAGGGTGCCGGTTCAAGCGTTGACATATCTGACATTTTTCGTGATGGCTGGTGACATTGCTGAAAAGCACGACTGGCGATATGCGTGCGAAATGGACATTGACACGTTTTGTTATGTGGCGCGGGAGATCTTGGCAAATGGATGATGGCTATCAAACAATCGGTGATCGCACTTATACGATGCTGTCGGCTGAAAGCTGGATCGACGTTAAAGATCTGACTATACACCTGTTTAAAGGCAAAACCGGCATCGAGGTGCGTGTTTATCCGCGACACATCGAAGATGGTGTTGAGCCGCTTGGCGTGATCCGCGCTGATTACTGCAAAAACAAGCGCAACAAACACAACATCATCCCGTTTAATCCAAACAATTTGTCATATGATCCGAACGGGGGCTGATATGGAAACAAGTGAAAACTTAAAGCTGGAGATGATCACGATGTCGAAAGTGGCCGAAAGGTGGAAGGTTACGCCGGTGAAATTGCCACAATATTGTCAGCTTGATTTTGCGTTGCTGCGTGATGGCAACATATCTGCGTTTGCGGAAATCAAGTGCCGCACGTTCAATATGAACCGCTATAAAACGTCACTGATACATTTGCATAAAATGATCTATGCACGGCAGGTGGCGTTTGAGACAGGCATACCCACGTTTCTGATCGTGCGCTGGATGGATCGGGTCGGTTACTGCAATTTCGATGTGGATTTCCTGACGACTATCGGCGGCAGACGCGACCGTGGGATTGAACGCGATTATGGGTTGATGGCCGAAGTGCCGATTGATCAATTTAAGGTGTTAGAGGTGTTGAATGAACCGTTCTAAAGCATTGGAAAATGTGCAAGCGATCCTAAAGCAGCGCGGTGAAAGTTACGGCGATCTGCGGAAAAACTGGACACAGACCAGCCAAATGATGTCGATGATCGCTGGCAAAGACATAACGCCGGAGCAGTTTGGGGCGATGATGATTGCAATGAAGCTGTCACGGCTGGCAAACAGCGACTGCAAGCACGTTGATAGTCTGTTGGACATCATCGGATATGCGGCATTGACATTAGAGGTGATTGATAATGATACAGCGTGATTTTGCGATAGGCATATACCCCGATGTGCATATGGTAGGCACAGCGTTATTTGATGACGCACAGCGATTTGATTATGATTGCATAATGCGGGATGGCAAAACGTGGTTTATGGCAATGGGTTGGTATCCATACAACACAGATGCGGTATTAGGTTCGCTTTGTGTCAAATACAAAGCAAAATTTGCAGGGATTGAGGTGATGCAATGAGCATTAAGGCGTTAGATTGGGCGATGGACGCGCCTGTGAATGACCCACTGGCGAAGCTGGTGTTGATTGTGGTGGCAAACCATCACAACGATGCGCGGGGCGTTGCGTGGCCATCTGTGGGGCATATTTGTCACATTACGGGTGCATCAGAGCGAACAGTCAGAGCAAAGCTGAAAAAGCTGGAAGATGACGGCTTTTTGCGCCGAAATCATAGATCTGGCCGGTCAACGGAATACACCCCTGCATATCTCGCACCCCTGCACCAGATGCAGGACACCCCTGCAGGAGATGCACCCATAACCATTAAAGAACCGTTAAATAAAAAACAGCAAAAGACAAAAGTGGCAGATTGGACGCCATCTGATGAGGATCTGGCCTATGCCGCTGATAAAGGTCTGAACGGTGGTGAGGTCTTACAAGCAATCAGAATGTGGGATCAGCAAAACGGCAATAAAGCCGCGTATATGGACGTGCAAGCGTTCTGGCGCAATTGGTGTATGCGAGATGCCAAAAACAAGCCAAAGCGCGTCACGGGGCAACCTAGGGCGTTTAATAGCCAATCAAGCGAATGGAAGCCGCCACAGCGCAGAATGATCAGCTTGGAACAGTGGCAGACGATGGGTGACGGTTTGCGGACGTATTACAAGCAAAACAGACCGGATGTGATTGCCGAATTAAAAAAAGTGGGTGCTGATGTGTAAAAAAGTGGAAATAAGTGTTGACGGGGGGTAAAAAAAGGCGCAAGGTAAGTCATCAACAACGCAAAACGGGAGTTTGCAAATGACTAAATTACGCACAATCGTCAAAGACGCTTTTAAATGTCGTGCTTTGGAATATCAGTTTGAGGTCATTGACGTTGAAGATGGCATATTGACATCTGATGATGTCGAAGCAGAGGTGAACGAAAAGTTTAGCGATGCTTACATCATTGGCGAAGCTGAAAACAGGTTAAGCATTTGCCACGACGGTGACAATATGTCTGATCCAGATTATAGCCGCGAAGCGCGTCAGCTAGAGCGTTTTCTCAAAAAGCACAAAAAGGCGGCGGCTTAACAGCCCCGCCCATCACAGCAAAACGGGAGTTTGCAAAATGACTACATTTTATTTTGATGATGCCGAAGCAATGTATGGTGACAGCGGTGATCGGATTTCTGACTATCTGCTTTTTGAGCGTTTTCAGATGCCGGTATCTGTAACATCGGTCGAAGAACTTAAGGAAAAGGTGTTGCCGGTTTTTGTGCGTGCAATACACAAGGGCATTTTTCCATTTGGCGGCAAGCGTTGCGATGTTGACGGTTTGGTTGCGCGTATGGAAATCGAAGCGGATGATCACCAGATTTTTGTGTCCGGCCTTGGTTGCTGGTTGACGTTTTATAGCGATGTCAAAGATATTGCGAAGATGCGTTTGCCAGTGCAACAACATTTGGGTCTGGCCTAATGCGCTGGCTAGTCGTAACAGCAATCGTGTTATCGGGGTGCGCCAGTCGCGCCCCAATAGCCGATTTGCGCGTGTCCGAAGATAAGGCGCAGCTTTATCAGCGTGACGTGACAGAGTGTCGTGCGTTGGCAGATATGGCCACTAGCTGGTATCATTTGCCATTCGAAGTGCGGCAGATGGTCAACAAGTGCTTGATCAATCGCGGTCACAGCATAATAGGGGGTTGATATGCGTATATGGCAAGAGATATTTGGGCTGGTGTTTTTGCTGGCGGTCGCATCACTGATGTTTGACGTGTGGGGCAAAGAATACACCATATGGGCGTGGATGTCTGGTAATTGGGGGGTGGTGCAATGATCAGCTATCCCACAGGCTATGTGCCAACATATGTGATGGATCACTATAAGCCGTGTGACAACTGCTTTGGTGAAGGCCGGTATGAGATTGACACTGGCAAGCGCGTGATATGCGAAATGTGCAACGGGCAGGGTGATGTTAAGACAGACCCGCCAGATGATGAAGATTGACAACAACTGGAGAGAGGGACAAAGGCCGGTCATTGACCGGCTTTTGTTTTGCGGATATGGTTTGCAAATGTCGTATGTGTTATTCTTTGAAGATGTTTGCATATGTCTGCATTGTCAGGCTGAGACTTATGCGTGTGTCGAAGAGAACAGCGGCACGATCAACTGCACTGAGTGCGATGGCATCATATTCGATGCGCGGGACACGTCTGGCACTGTGGTGATATTGGAACTGGAACAAGAGACACAACACTGATGGCGATACAGTTACTGGCATTTGCAGGGCGATTAGTTGTAGGCGGTGCAGCGCGTGGTGCGATAGCTGGCGGCGTCAGTCGCGGGGCAGTGGCACAAGCAGCAGCAGGGTCGATGTCAGTTAACGTCACAAGCAATCTGCCAGCGTTCACGAAAGCATTAGATGCGTTTGGCAAGAACCAGATGCCGTTTGCTATGTCACAAGCATTGAATGATGCAGCGTTTGAGACACGCCGCAACACCATCGAACGTGTATGGCCAAGCGATGTGGACGCTAAGAACAGATCGTTTATGAAGGCAGCGATGATGC